CAGGGTTGCGGCAGAACCAGAACTGGAGGGGGATATATAGTGTGTAGTCAGGGGCGCAGTTGACCACCTCGTTCGCAGAGTTGGGCTCGCCACCAGCGCAGTCATCATCGCAAGGCTCGCCACCCTGGATGAGTAAGTTGGTCAGCACGGGCACGTTACCAACCATCTTGGCGTAACCAGCCTGCTTGCCGGCCTCCTGGGTGAGCTCATTCCAAATGTGCAGCCAGATGCCATAGTGCTTGTCAATGCGCTGGCCACCGATTTCGAGTTCAACACTCTTGATCAGATTGTGGCCAACCCAGTTGAGCCAGCGGAACTGCGCACCAGAGCCATCAGACTGGAGCAGAGTCACACGAGGCAGTGTGGCCTGGAGGTAGATGCGGTGAATTAAGTCACCATTGCGCTGAATGGTGCAAGTCACACGCTTGCCAAAGCCAGGGCTGCCATTGAAAGGGTTCTCAATGGACTCCATGGCGAAGTTGGTGTGACGACGATACACCTGCTTGAAGAAGGTGATCTGGGGGTTACCAGTTAAGTACACGTCCTGCGCGCCATAAGCAACGAGCTGCATAAGACCACCGCCTGTCATTTCTTATACCCTTCGTTTAGAAAAAAAATTTGGCAAAACGTGAATTTTTTGAATTTTAAAACTATTTGCCGGAGATATATCCTTCCACAATAAACGTATAGAAAAAAAATCAAATCGGTTTAAACAACACTATATAAAGTTATCTAATGTCTAATTCAAAACAAAAGAATGATTTATCTAAAACCACATTAGACACGCTTCATACAAATCAGATTTCAAAGATGAGTGAGAATGAAATTAAAATAAGAGAATTAGAAGACGAGAGAAATACTATTATTGAAAAATTAGAAGATAATAGTATAGTAGGATTATCAGACTTGTCAGAAATTGATCAATTAGAATCCAAACTCAAAAAGATAGATTTATTAATAAAACAACGAAAAGATAAAAATGAGTTTTTAGATTACTATTTAGAAACTGGTGATATACTTTACAACTACTATGATATGCAAGACAAGATTCAAAAAGGTGATTTAATTGCGAATAATACAAAATATAAGCCTGGAAGTATCTTGGATGTGCTAACAAAAGCGGATGAGGATGAAGAAGTCAAGGTAACTCATTCAAAGAAATCAAAATCAGCACCAGCACTTAATAGGGATAAACTTTTAGAGCAGTATCTTAAAAAAGTTCATCCAGAAACATTTCAATCTAAGACAGTTGTTGATAATAATTATGGTGAATGTGAAAAGTGCGATAAAGAGATGGTTTTTTCAGCAAATGAAGCTGTTTTTACATGCACTAACTGTGGTAATCAAGAATTTGTATTAATTGATTCTGATAAACCATCTTATAAAGATCCTCCTCGTGAAGTTTCATACTATGCGTATAAACGAATCAATCACTTTAATGAATGGTTAGCGCAGTTTCAAGCGAAAGAATCAACAGAGATTCCACAAGAAGTGTTTGACCAGATTTTAGTGGAACTGAAGAAAGAACGAATTCTTGATACACGAACTCTCAAAAATTCCAAGATTCGTGAAATACTGAAGAAGCTTAAACTAAACAAATACTATGAACACGTTCCACACATTATTAATCGTTTGAATGGTCAGAATGGTCCAGTGATGAGTCGTGAAATTGAAGATAAGTTACGAAATATGTTCCGTGAGATTCAACCAAGTTTCCAGAAACATTGTCCTGAAGGACGAAATAACTTCTTATCGTATTCGTATGTTTTATATAAGTTCTGCGAACTTTTAGAACTGGATGAATATTTATCATGTTTTCCTTTATTGAAGAATCGTGATAAACTGTATAATCAAGATAAGATATGGAGGGAAATATGCCGTGAGTTAAAATGGGAGTATATCAAAAGTCTATAGTAAATACTAAAAAGGATATAACGCAATAGGGCCAGGGTCGCCACCTGTCATCCGTTTTATTTCTCCACGCACCATTTTAGGATATACATTGAGATAGTAATCCAAATCAGATTGTGTCGGAACATGAGAACTCATGAGTTGAACAAGTGTGCCTGGAGAAGTCGCACCAAAATTTTCAACTATGTTAAGACTTATCATAATAAATGCGATTGTTATGATAAATGCTATAATAATATGAACAAATCCAATTTTCATCTAATATATGTTACCATTACTTGGCGGGGAAACCAACAAGGTTAGCACCAATACCAAAGCCAGCACCCTGACGAGCGGTGAAAGCAATGGAAGGAGATACTAAATCAAGAATAGCAAACACAGTCGCAGCAGTCACAGCGAGGAGAACAACCTCATTCACACGGAGAGACTGCTTGGGTAAGAAGAGCGCAATAGCAGCAATCGCAAGACCCTCAACTAAATACTTCACAACGCGATTTACGACTTCAGTGGCAGCGTCCATTTCTAATATTGCTTAAAGGTTTTATTTTTATAGTATTTAGAAATGGATAAGAAGAGAATTCTTAAAGCGGACAAGGAAATACCGGGGCAGCGCTTGGCTCTAATTAGTTTTGTAAGCCCTGAAGATATTCTTGAGGATAAGGATAAGTATTTTTTCCAACGCTTTGTGAATAACTTTGAGTTTGAGTTTCGTTCAAAGAAACTTGAAGAGTTCTTAGCGAAGCAAGTTCTTGATATCAACAATCAGCTTGAGGAGAAAGCATCGGAGTTAGAGAAGAATGAACAAGCGGAATCTGCCGAACTATGCCGGAAATCAAAGATTCGTATTGATTCATTACTGAATGAGCTAAACCAGTTTGTCAAGAACAGTGCGAGTGAATTAACGTATAATCAGATTAAGGACTCGTATGATAACTACGTAGATGAGAATCGTAGAGATTTAGAAGAGACTTTTAATGAGAATAATGGATTTAGAACATCAATTCGCGGATTTAAGGTTCGTGGCGTGTTTGCGAATCGTGAGGAGGCTGCCATCTACGCGAAGGAGTTAATTGACGATGATGATTGTGCCGATATTCATATGGCGGATGTTGGTAAGTGGATTCCTTGGGATCCAACTGTTCGTCAGTTGAAGGACTTAGAATACGCAGATGCGCAGTTAAATACACTCATTAAGATGAAGCAGCAGAATGAAGAGGACAAGGCGAAGTTCTTCAAGGAGCGTGTAGCGCAAGCAAAGCTGAGAAATTCTCAGAATGGGGCGCAGAGTGGAGCTCAGAATGAAACAGTTTCAAGTATGGGATTCAATATTCAGAATGAAACAATGTTTAATTCGGGAGATTTAGCGCTTGAACGCAAGATGAATAAGAAGAAGGAGTAGATACTATACGTAAATTACTAAGTAATTTAAACTATAGTATGTTTAGTTGTAGTAGTTGTTAGTGTAAGGAGGGCTAATTGGTTTACACGTATTATCTTGGCAGAACTCACCTTCAGAGCAAGTTACACCTAAGCAATCCACATTGCGATAATACTCATAGTAGTTATATACATAGTAAGTTACAAGTGCGATAACAAGTAGTAAAACAACCACTAATAAAAAAGGTGTCTTACCAGCACGAGCCATTCTAATAAGATTTAAGGAAAAACCGGAAGGAGTGTGGGCTTAAGTATTGGGACTTTATCAGAAACACAGAAACCGTTCATACAGCGTTTTCCAAAAGCACATGGTGGTAGATCAACACCACAACGTATAGGATTCTCAAAAGAATCAACATAACTATTAATTCTATAGTATCTATCCACTGCTAAAAGAACTACTCCAACAGCAATTAGTAATAAGAAATCTGTTAATGTTACTTTCATCTATCTAATTAGAACTTTTTATTCACTTTAATTTCAGGTCCTTTCAAACGTCTCGCAGCATTCACATCATAAGAATCATCTTCACCGCGTTGTTTATTTGCGGAGTGTTGCCAGAACTCTGGTGCGCCAATGCGGAAATCACCATGTAAGTTTGCTTTATACCAGTAAATAGAATCTTCTAACTTATTGCTTTGTGATGTGTTATCTATAACTAAACACTCATAGTTCTGTGTGCACTGATCCATCACTTGACAGAAGAACTCAAATGATGGGAACGCAGAACCATAGTTATCAAAGATACGTCTTCTATTTGATGCGTAGGGTTCGCGTAAAATAAATACAAAATCAACGTTTGTTCGTAGTGCAGGTTGAATACCAAGAGGATACTGCATAGTAATCAAGAAGAACACCTTTAACCAACGACCGTTCATGAAAAGATAACGGATATTCTTATCGTGAGTCCAAGAATCATCATACATACAGTCATCCAATATTAAGAAAGAACGAGGATCAATCCGAGATTTCTGGCCAGGGAACTGCTCTAACTCTTGTTGAATCTTCATCATCATCATCTTCTGACGTTTACAGAAGTTTGCTAAAATGACTGGATTATACTCACCGTGAATAAAGATTGGTGGAATCATTTTGGAGTAGAAACCGTTTGATTCTTCTGTTCCTGAAATTACAGTGCCAAGAGGCATATCTTGATGGTGAAAAAGCAAGTCTTTTAGAAGTGTAGATTTACCCGTTCTTCTTCGTCCAATAAAAACACACACCGCATCTTGAGGGATTTTTCTCATATCAAACTTTTTTAAAGATACATTCTTAATATCCGTCATTTTAATATAATAGTAAAGAATATAAAAAAAGAGAAAACATAACACAAGATTTGCGTTATAAATCATAAAGATAACATCATAAAAGGAAGAAGATGGAATCAAGACTCCGGGGGATACAACTGCCTATTCCAAAATATCGTGAAATAGAGTTATCAAATGGTTTAAAAACAATGAAACACTATAAAAATCTGGAATCTACAATTCCACCAATGTTGAAACTTTTTGATATAAGAAATGAGTATGATAGATTAAATAAAAATAACATACAATTTGATAATATTTACAGCATTGAAGCTATTAATTTTAAACAGAATGAAACAATAAAAGGAAACTGTAGTTTGGTTGTGAACCATAAAGGAAAGAAGAAAACAGTTGAATCTTATATGAAAGTTACTCACTTATTAGATCCAGTGTATTATTTACAAGAGAAGTATTCACCAAATGAAATGAAAGAGAAGTTAGAATCTGAATGGAATCAAGCATATGTTGAAACAGTCGCAAGTTATATTTTAGGAAAATTAAGACAAGAAGATATAACTCCTCACTTTAACCTATACTATGGAGCTTTCAAATCAATTGCTGAAAAATACAGTTATAATATTACTGATGAAGTTGAAACCTATAGAAAATATAGATGGTTCTGGAATGGTATTGAGAAAGGAGATATGAATATTGATGTAGAACTTGATGATGAAGTAATGAAAGCAGAAATTTTAAGTGAAATCATGGAAAAACCAGAATACTGTATTGAATTAAATCCAAATAATTCAATTGAAGAGCAATTAGAATCATTAAATATTAATGAAGGGGTGTCTGATGACTTACAGAGTGTTCATAGTTGTAGTATTAAAACAGTTGAAGATACTGAAGAAGAAATGGAGAAATTAGAGGGAGATGAAGAAGAAGAAGATGAGGAAGAAGAGGAAGAAGAAGAGTGTAATATTTATATGAATCTAAAAGAGTTTCCAGTAATGATGATTTTTACCGAAAAGAATGAAGCAACTATGGATAGTTTGCTTGATGATAAAGAAGAAGTTGGTGCAGAAATAGATACACCAGAATGGGAAGAACGGTGGACTGCTTGGTTATTCCAAGTTATCGCAAGTCTGTGTGTAGTTCAAACATTATTTAAATTAACGCACAACGATTTACACACAAATAACATTGTGTATGAAAAAACAGATAAGAAGTTTTTATACTATCAAACACTTGATAAAAAAGTGTATAAAGTTCCAACATTTGGAAAACTCTTTAAGATAATTGATTTTGGACGAAGTATCTTTTCTATAAATGAACATCTTTTTATTAGCGATGATTTCTGTGAAGGGAATGATGCGGATACACAGTATAACTTTCAGCCTCTTATTAAAAATCCTGAAGAACCTATTGTATATCCAAATATGTCATTTGATTTATCTCGTTTAGCAATAAGTTTGTTTGAAGAACTTTTTGATGAAACACCAAAAGAGAAACCAGATGGAGTGATTCTATCAAATGAAAAAAATCGTGTTGTAAAAGAAACTGTTTCGGAACTTTATAATATGCTCTGGTCTTGGTTAATTGATAATAAAGGAGAAAATATCTTATTTGATGAAAATGAAGATGAGCGATTCCCTGATTTTGGATTATACGTTCATATCGCAGCGCACTGTAAGAATGCTATTCCCAAAGAACAACTAAAAAGAAAACTTTTTGAAAAATATCTTGTAAAAACGTATCCAGATGATATAAAGATTTATTCATTATACTGTTAATGAGAATTCTACTTGTGAATGTTGATATTCATCATAAAAATAAGATTGGATTTCATTTAATGTGTGATGCGATTGGTGCTACACTTGTTGTATCAGATAAAGTAGAAAGTTTATTTGAAGAATGGGATATTGTTTATGTTCCATCATATTTTATTGAACCAGAATATATGGTTAATACAAAAAAGATTATTTATGGTCCACACTGTTTCTTATTTCCAACTGAAGAATTTCAAAAGTATAATTTTGATTCACGATGCGTTTATCTACAACCATCAGATTGGTCAAAACGATTTATTGAGGAAGTCGGTGGAATAAATATGCCAATTATATCAAACCCGTTTGCGGTGGATACAGAAAAATTTAAACCAACTAT